GCGTATACGTGCGATTCGATGTCCTTTTTTAACAGCTCATTATAGAGCCCTATTTCGTTTCCGGTTGCCAGCTTCGGAACCCCGTTTTCATCCACGCCGCCGTCTCCCCAGGCCATCTTTACAATCGCCGGGAGGGAAGCGTCGCCGGAATGGGCCATGCAGATCTTTTTGCGCCCGACTACTGTGATTACTCCCTTGTTTTCTGCCATCTTTTTTATCCTTCCTTTTTTATAAAATATAGCGGCCGCCGTCCAGCTTCCGGCCTCCGTCTAATTTCCATGTCCCGTCAAGGCGGTTCAGTTTCGTCATATAGCTGTGCGTTTCCACTGAAATACCTGCGCTTAACTGAACCCGCAACTGCTGTTTGGCCTGCATTTTCTCCGCTGCCTCTGTCTGTAGCTGTACCCCGCTCCCTGTCGCCGCATCCGCCCGCGCTGTCTGAATAAGATGCAGCCCGGAACCGGATGATACGTCTGTCCCTACAGTGCTGCCCACCTTCAGCCGTTCCCCTGTGTCAGGCCCCGTGGAAGTTTCCGCCTGTATCCGGAGAGAGGTTTCTGTCTTTATATCCGGTTCCGCCCGGCTGGCAAAACACAGTTGTCCCGCGGTCTGTACATCTTCCGAAGCTCCCGTCCCTGTCCGGATTTTTACCGGGTAGAAGTCCAGGGAGCTGGCGCTGTCATAGCCGTTCAGCCTCCGGGTCCCATCGAGCTTCCAGCTACCGTCCAGCCTCAAATAAGCCAGGTTATAGCGCGGAAAGAATTCGGCCCGGAACCGGAATATATTGTCCCAATTAACCGGAACCTGATACTGAAATGGATACCGTCCAGACAGGAATAACAGTATATTAGCCGGGATCATTTCTCCTGCCATCTTTCTGATAGCGCGCAGAGTGGCTATTGTCTGATTAAATATCTCTATCCGCAGTTCGTATACTTTCAAGCGGGATGTGTCCACTATGAAAGGTTCTTCCCCACAGAGGAGTAAAAGCCGGTCCATCAGCATCCGCCAGGTATATGGGAGCATTGTGAACCATTTTGACCGGATATTTAGCCGCCTGCTTTCCAGGCTGTCATCTTTTGATGGAAATAAGCCCATCATTTTCTCAAACCTTGATATCCCGTACTCATCTGCTGTTTCGATGAATTCATTGCGCAGCGCCCGGTCGGCGGCTTCCCAGATGAGCTGAAATTCCGGGTTTTCCGCAGCAAGGGCATTGTTTATTTCTTTATATTCTGCAATAAACGGTGGAAGGTATGATACAAGGTCAACTTCCCGGATCATGCCCCCACACCTCCCAGTACTGGAATTTCATATTCTCCCAGAACCAGATTGCCCTGATCCTCGTTGATTGACGTGTGCTGCACGTCAACCACTCCCGGGACGCCCAGAAGGCGGGTATCTATCTGGCTCAGCCTTACTGTCAGGTACGGGCTGTCTGCCCATGCCTTCCTGAGCTCCAGCAGATACGACGCAACAGCTTCCTCAAGGCGGCCCTGCAGATTATTCCATCCAAAGCCGTCTTCAAAGGTCAGGGACGTCTTTACATTCACGGGCCTTACAGCCGCGCTTTCCACTTTTACCACATGGCCGACAGGCGCAAGGCCGTAGCCCTCTCCTGCATTTTCTTCGGGATCGATCGCTGTCTGGACAGCCTTTATAAGGGCATCAGAGGCAGCGCCGAATTCTGAATCAATCACCGTCAGCCGCACGCATCCCCCAACCGTCAGTTTTTTCTCTTTTGCGGCATGGAAAACAGAATCCAGCCAGCGCTTTGCCTCTCCCTCTATGGCGCCCTTCGTATTTTCATACCACCTTTCAACACTTTCTGTGGGGATCATGTCTGCCGGAGAGATGTCGCTGTTCCATGTCCTTGTTACTTTTGTTCTGCCGACTCCCGGGATTGCATTTGTCTTTTCCAGGTAATCCCTCACATTTCCGCCGAAGGCGTGTTCGTGGAATGAATCCAGGTAGCGCTGCCGCAGGGCTTCTGTCTCTTCTTCGTCCTCGCCTGGTATAAGGACTTCTGTCAATTCGGCCCTTTGCAGCCCTTTGATATACTCAACGGGAATCATCGCGCCTAAATATCGGTTGCCGGCGCTCCCGGCTGTTTCACACTGTACCTGGTACTCGCCGTCTGCTGTCTTTTCCGTGACAATATAATTCATATCGCCAATATTAAACCGCTTCCCGGAGACATCGGTATCCGCAGGGACAAATACCCCTTTCAATACGGCTTTTGTCGCCTGGGCCGGGAAAATCCCCCGCTCTTTGCAGCGCAGAATCAGGAATTCCCTGGAAGCCGTGTCGCCGTATGCCTCCCGCAGCACAGCGTCAAGCTCGATATACAGTATCTGGAGCTCAATCGCCGCCGGCGAATGTGTGTCCCAGATAACAGAGCCCTCCCGCTTGTCCAGTTTATCGGGAACGCGCGCAAGCATCCGTTCCAGGATCGACTCATAGGTCACATGTTCATACATCAGAAATTCACCTCCTTTTCCACATCCACATCCCCGTACAGGGTGTGTACGGTAAATGTTACGTGGATCACGCCTTTCTGCGGATAACGGAATTCAAAGTGATCGACGTTCCGGATCCGGTCATCACACAGCAGCGCTTCCGTAATCCGGCGTTTCAGCTCCGGGCATACATAAGTGACAGGCTCCCCGAAAAGGTCAAGAAGCTCGATCCCGTAATTCCAGCTATACATGATATACTGGTACCGTTCGGTCATGAGGATCTTGTAAATTGCCTGTTTTACTGCCTCCAGCCCGTCCGTATAGCCCTGCACGCGCTTATCCTCCGGCCGCATCCGCCAGGTCCGATCCGGCTGCTCTTCGATCTCAAAATCTCTATTAAGAAAGCCGGCTGTCGATGGAATCATCCTATACCCCCAATCCTGTCAACTACTATAAATTTCTGGCCTTCCTGCTGTCGTATCAATATCACCCGGTCGCCCTTTTCAAGCGCATTATGCATCAGGAAATTTTTTGTCCCCACAATATTGTGGGTATGGGCTGTTTCTCCGTCAGGCGGGACGCTGTTTTCGGCTGTCCACTGGACTGTAACGGTTGTCATATAGTCTGTTACATTCCTTGTCAGGATGAGCTGCTTTTCGCCGAGCAGCATTTTCTGTTCCACGTTGATGGCCAGAGGGGATTTTGAAATCACCTCCCCAAAATACACATTGACAGGCTTCGTGGATTTCTGGGCATCCATGGCCGCCTTTTTTACAGCCAGCACAAGCCCGTTTGCATCAGCCAACAAATTCGCCTCCCCTGAGCGTCAGATCCATCCAGTGCTCATCTTCTTTGTAGATATGCTTACAGCTTTCCACCAGCATAAAATTCTTTACCTTTATATCCCCAAGGTCAAGGTTTACCACCACCATGCTTCCTGCCCTTACCCGGTTATCTCCCAGTATGTTTGTAAGCTTCAGGCTGCGCGTTTTTTTATTGTACAGCTTCAGAAGGGCGTCCGCCTTTGCCTGTCCGTTTTCCCCTTTTTTCAGCGTGTCAAAATATTGCAGGACTCCCCACTTATTGATATTCCCGGAATCCTGCGCGATATAAACTTCCCTTAAGCCAGTCTCCTCGTTGTCATAGGTCAGCTTGACTTTATTATAGGTATTGTCGTCAATAGATGAGATGTACTCGAAATTTTCTCCTGTCTCTTCGTCAATCATCAGATAAGCTCCCTGGCTTCCTACTGCCATCGAGGACAGGTGTTTTAAAGCCAGCTTCCCGAAATCATCGTATAAGACAAACATTTCCCCTGTATTGGTCAGGGTCAGGTCAAGGGCGTTCTGGATCATTTCAAAGAGCGATGTATCTTCCTCCACTCTCGATTCAATCACATAGTTTGTGTTTTCCAGGACTCCGACATTCAGGGAGTAACCGGCCGCGATCCGCCGTATCAGTTGATCCGCTGTCTGGGCTTCATAGACGATGGTATCCTCATTTTTCAGATAACGGAGCTGATCCCATGCCGTGACGGTGATGAGCGGCCCTTTCTCCCTTTGCTGTTTAAACACAAAACCAAAAAAGATCTCATCGCCGTTTTCCTTCATCCTTACCGCGCTGCCTTCTGAAAAGTCCAGCGCATCATCCATCAGGACCTTGAAAGCCAGCTTCCCCGGCGTATTTTTCCGCTGCGTGGTCCATTCAATCCCTTCCTCTACCGCCGGAAAAAACGCTTTGGTCCCTGTTTCGTTCCCTATTAAAAGTTCAACCCCAAAACGGTTCCTCTCCTTTCTATGCTGCGGGGATTGTCAGTACCTGCCCCGGATAAATGAGGTTGGGGTTTCCGCCTATTACATCCCGGTTCGCGTCGTAAATCACCGTATACTTTGAGCCGTTGCCGTAAAACCGTTTGGCGATATTCCAGAGACAATCCCCCTTTACAACCGTGTAGGTCTGCGCCGCCGGAGGGGCCGGCGCTTCCGTTGTCTCCCGCGGCGGCTGCGCGGCAGCTTTTGGCTTTTCCATGTCGAAGCGGATGCTGACTGTCTTTGTCCCGTATTCCCTCCATTGTTTCAGCTTTATTTTCACAAGCAGGTCAAAGCCGTTTTTCGCATCCTCTGTGATCTGGTAATCCTCCATGGATACTTTTATGTTGGTGTCAAATAATGGCGTCCCGTCCGGGCGCCGCCTGCAGACAATAAACTGGAACGGTTTCCCGCGCGTTTTCAGGTCTTCAAAATAACCGAGGAAATAGTCCGCTCCTTTAAAACCGGCTTTGTAGACAGAAAACGGATATTTTTCCTGCGGTATCCGGCACTCAAATTCAATATCCGTAAGGCCCGCCTGTTTTAACAGGTTGATCTCCCCTTCGTTTATCAGGGTAACCGTTTCATTGTTGCTGTTAATCTTTACCGTCAGCTTAGGGGGAGCGATCGGTAACAGGCATTTTTTTAAATAAAAATCATATCCGCTTTTTGCCATCAGTCATGCACTCCCTCTGCCGTTGATTCAATCGCCTCCAGCATTGCATCCGTAAGGTTGGAAACAACCCCGTCCAAATCCATCCCCCGCTTAACTGTGTTATGGTTCGTCTGTTCTATGTGGATCTCCGCGGTTGTGAAGCGGTTGACCGCCTCCTGCTCTGCGATATCCCGCAGATATTTCAGCTCTTCCCCGGTGATATCCATGCTGTCAGCCATTTTTCCTGTATTCCCCGCAATATCGTTTACGCCGCTTCCAATGTCCCCCAGCTCCGGGGTGTAATTGCTTAGATCCGCATAATCCCCGGCATCCGGGATATTGCTGTCAAATAATGAGGACAGATTAAAGTCGGCAAACCTCTCGTCAATCCCTTTGCCAAAGGAGTAACCCGCATCCCAGGCTCCTTTATATTCAAACCTGTCAAGGTGGTAATCCTGCGCGTTTACTTTGGCCATGATCTCCTCCCCCTGGCCAAAGGTCCGGTCTACCCAACTGCCAAGCGAATCCCGCCAGCCGGAAACTGCGCCGGCAAGGTTGGAGCCAAAAACCGTGTCAATCGCGGATGCGAGGGATTCCAGTATCCCCAGGACCGTATCAGCCAGATCAAAGAACAGCCGTGCAATCGCCCCTACCGGATCATTGAAGACATTGCCAAAAAAGTTTGCAAAAGCCGCTATAAAATTCCAGAGCGCCACAAATGTATCAATTGCAAAATTCACCAGTGCGACAAACAAATTTCCGATAAAGGCTGCGCCGACCATGAACGCCCCGCAGATAATGCCCGTCGCGGATATGGAAGTTCCCGCAAATTTATTTACCGCCGCCACCGCCGCATAAAATACGGCTGTCAGGGCGATCACCAGAATGATCAGCCACATGACCGGGCAGGCATACATGGAGGCGTTCAGCCCGTTCTGGGCTGCGATCTCCGCCTCCGTTGCTGCTGTCAGGCTTCCTGTCGCCGCCGCATGGAGCATCTGCGCTGCCGCTATCGCAACATGGATCGCATTGCCGGCTGCGTTTATGGCATTCACAGCCAACTGCCAGCCATAATATACAGCCAGGGCCCCGGCTACTCCGTAAATAACAGGGGAAAGCCACGACCAGTTATCCGCCAGGAGCCCGGCCGCCCCGGTGAGCAGGCCAACGAGTTCCATCGATACGCCGGCCAGGGCCGATATGGCTCCGATGCTGTTATTCACAAATTCCTGGAATGCCTGGCTGTTTCCAATCTCGTTCATGCGTTCCAGAACCGGCTGGAAAGCGATAAGGGCGTTATTCCCAAAGGAAGTCCACATCTGTTCAAATGTCTTTGGCATGCTTTCAAACTTTGCGTTGGTTTCATCCGCCGCCGCAAACATGGCGGCCTTTACCATCCCGGCTGAGATCAGCCCTTCCCCGGCTATATCCTTTAAATGCCCCTGGACGTCTCCCGCCAGCTCCTCTGCTTCCATGCCCATGGCGGCAGCCACGCCAGCCAGCACGTCCCCGTTCCCTTCAATATATCTGGCGATATTTTGAATAATGTTCGGGGCCTGCTCCAGGATACTGTTGTATTCCTCCCCCCGCAGGACGCCGGAGCCCATAGCCTGCGTGAGCTGCAGCATGGCCGCGTCAATCCCGGCCGTCTCTGTCCCGGCGATCCGGAATTGCTTGTTGATCTGCTCCATAAAGGCAACGATTTCTGCGCTGCTGGAGAAAGCGCCCCCAGCCATCAGCCCAAGCTTTGAAACCGCGTCCGCCGTCGCCTGGTAGGAACCCCTGGCCCTCTCAGCAGAGAGAAAAATCATGTCCTGCAATTCCTGTGTTGTCTGCAGGCCGTCATTCATCATGTCCAGGCGTGCGGTTGTAGAGGCAAGCTGATCGGACAGGTTTAGCGCACTGGTAAATGTCTGAATTGTGGCATAAGCGGCAACCGCGCCCCGGATGGCCTGCATCAGCTTGCCCGCCTCGTCCGTTCCCTGCCCGATTTCCCGGTTAAACCGGCCCTGCTCATCCACATTGTCCCGGATATACCGTTCGGTATTCCCGATCGTCTGCTCCAGCCTCAAATATGCTTCATTTGCCGCCTGCGCGTCCAGATCATCCATAGCCCGGTTTAAATTCTCCTGCTCCCGGATCGCCTGTCCAAGCTGCCCGCGCAACTGCTCCAGCCCTGCATTCACTGTACCTGTCCCTATATTCAGGGGATTATTTTCAATTTGCCGGATGCGGTCCCTCACCCAGTCAATCCTTCCCGCCATCCGGTTTACATCCTGGAACGCTTCCGGAGGAAAGAATTCTGTATTATATGCCTGCCTCGCAATGAGGTTCTGCGAATTGCTTAGCTGCAAAAGCATGGCGTTTGCGCTCTGCATCTCCTGGCGGAACCGTTCCATCCCGCTCCCGGTAAATACTTCCGGGCCGCCTGTCTGCCACTGGAACGGAACCTCCACCGCGGGCGGTGGCTCTACGCCCTGTGGGGCCGGCGCCGCCGGCGGACCCGGGGTAGGGGAACCCATTCCCTGGAAGGCCGCGTCCAGCTCCCTGACGGCCAGCGCCGCCTGATTGACAGATTCCCTCGCCCCTTCGATGGAGGACATGTCAACCGGCGCGCTCATGGTCCTGTGCAAATCCTCCATGGCGGCAAGCCCCAGGTTGACAGAGCTGATTACCTGGTACAGGACGCCTGTGAAATTGTCCTGCAATTCGATTGCTGTGCCGATGGATCCCATCCTCTGTCACCTGCCCCTCTTTCCCTTTCCAGCTCTGCGTTTCATTTCCTTTTCTTTCTTCCTGTCCGCTTCCATCTTTACCTTTACGGCCGCTATGACAAACGCCTTCTCCTGTTCATCCAGAGCAAGAAAGACGGAAGGCAAAATGTGTAATTTCAGAAGGGCAAAGTAAGCGAAATTCGCTTCCCAGTCCCCTTCTTCTATTAGTTTTTTGCTTCTTCCACCTTTTCATCAAACGATACGTTGAAGCCCTGAAACTTCTGAACGAAAGCCGCCAGATCGTTATATTCGCCGGGATCGTCAACCATAGCAAGCAGAAGTTCCTCCGGGGTTGTCACACCATAGGAATCCTGCAACTCTTTGTCATACAGATCAGGCACGACAACGGAAGCGGCAATCATCTTCTGCATATATTTGCCGGACTGCGTTTTGGGACGGAATAAATTAGGTTTGCCAGTGATCGGAACGTCAATAGTGCAATCGTCCCGCAGCCCTTCATTCTCTTTTGAAGTGATGTGCCGGAATTCCCATTCAAGGGGTTTTCCGTTTTCATCACAAAGGGATCTTGTCGGCGCATAAAAGCCGTTCTCTTTCACGGTCTTGTTAGACTTCATAAATTTGCTGAATTTAGACATTTTCATATTCTCCTTTATATTTATCATTGACATTGAAAAATCCCTTATATGGGCTTATATGAAAGCCACATAAGGGATTTAAGCCTGCTCAATTGGTAAGAAAACCTTCCAGATCCCTGAACGTTTCCGGCATCTTGAAATCCTCGAAGGTGAAATCCATATCTTCATCCAGGTATTCGCCGTCAGCGTCAAACTTCGCCAGAATACCGCCGTCAATGTTGCAGTCCATCAGAATCATGGTCTGCCGCCCTACTGCGGAAGTCTTATCCTCATTGGAAATCTGGATTTCAAAATAAGTATCTTCCCCGGTGTCCTTATACTGGAGCATCATCTGCCGGAAAATGGAAGTGTTGTAATGGAAGGTTGCGCTGCCCGTACCCTTCCACCCGGAAGCCTTGTTCCCTTTTCCCGTTTTCCCAAGGATGGGGACTTCTGTTTTATTCTTCTCGAACTTTACTTCCAGATTGATCGCCTGCATGAAATTATAGCGCCTTGTCCCGATTGTGATGAAGCACTCTGCCAAAGCCGCAAATATAGAATCTTTTGCTCTCATTGTCACATTGCCCATTCTTTTTACCTCCTCTTCTTATGCCACTGTCACAGTCATGTAGAGTTTCCCCATGGCATTCACAACCGTCACCGCATCTGTAACGACAACCGATTTTTTAGTGTCCCCCTGGGCCACCGTTACATCCGCATCCGAAAAATCCTCAATCGCCCGGATCTCCTGGAGCTGCCCATGATGCTTTACAATGTCTGACCACAGGGAAATCCGCCCGGATGCGTCATTCGGTACAACGCCCAGATACTTTGTCCCAAACAGCACCGCGATATCGTTGCCAATCTGATCCATCACCCGGATCGTCTGGTTATCTTTAAAAATCTCTCCCTGCGTGTCGGACACAGTGACCATTGTATTAATATCCTCCAGCACACGGACATCAGCCCCGGCCATATGGAACGTAAATTTCCCTGCTTTAATGGCTTCTTTCAACTGGTTCTGCGTGTGCGGCGTGTCAACGGCAAAGCCTCCGTCGTACTTCTTATTCTGGTTGCTTTTATTGACCGGGCAGCCCGCGCTGGCCCCTGTCACCCAGTACACAAGGGCCGCCTCGCCCCACCCGTCGTCAAGGGCTTTATTGTTTACGCTGATCACCCCCGGATAATCTGCTTTCGCATAGTCGTAAAGAACAAGCTGGAATTTCACCCCCATCTCATCCCGGAGCCGTCTGTTAAATGCCGCGTAAAGAGATTTGGTTGTATCATCCGTCACGGCGACCCCCATTGTGTTGAATGAATAGGATTCAATCCTATCCAGGTATGCCTGATGGTCCGCGCCGCTTACCTCCCCGTTCTCGCCTCCGGCCAAAGGAAGCCCGGCCGTCTCTGCCAGCGTTATGCCGCTCTTCCACGTCACGTATTTGTTTTTCACCAGCCCATCCGCCGTTGAAACCGTCTGCTCATCCACCACAGCCGTCCCCAGGACGGTTTTTACATCAAACATGGCTTCATTATCTGCATTTACCTGCACGACGATTTTTAAGTCATTCCCGCGGATCCCGCAGTACAGCGCTTCCGCCAGGTCATTTTCCGCTTTCTTTCCTGAGCCGTTCAGCCGGTACCCGTAAAAGGTCTGCGTATTCAGGAACAGATCCTTAAGTCCCTTCATCCTGTCGCTCGTATATTTGTAACCGAAAATCTCCATGCTGTTTTCCTGGAAATCTCCGTTTGTCACCTCAAACACTTCGCCTGAGACGCCCCAGTCCAGCTCCAGGGGCATGGTTGCAATCCCTCTGTCAGAAAGGGCCGCGTTTGCGGCCGACTTTGATACAAAGTTGATGTACGCCCCGGGCAATCCCTTGTTCTGGGTTGTAAAGGTCCCGCCTCCTAACGCCATTCTTATTTCACCCTGCCTTTCATATATCTTCCAATCGCTTCTTCCACATCTTTTACCGTATACTGATACTGCCTGCCATTATCCAGAAGGGCGTCCACGATATCCCTTCTTTCACGGAAGCGCTCCGATGCAAGCAACTGTTCTTTGGAAAACCGTTTTCCCTTTTCCCTTACGTTTTCCGGCGCCGCTTCCGGGATTTTCTTTCTCCCTGCCATTCCATCACCTAACCTTTCACGGAAGTTTCAGATGAAACCTCTTCCATAACCGGGACAGTTTCAGCCGTCCTGTAAACGAACATATCGTAATTCACAAAAAAATGCAGGATGCCGTCCACTACTTCGTACTTCATTTTTGTCCCCATTACCCAATCGCCGCCGACATCCAGATATTCCAAACATAGAAACAGGCGTTCCGCCGTCTCCATGCATTCTTCATTTCCGCGCAGGCTGTCCGCGGGGAAATACTGGATGCAAAACGGATTCCGCCTGAAATAGCGCCGGTTCAGGAACAGCCTGTCTGTAGGATTGATACAGGAAATAAAAAAACAGGGCCTTTTTAAACCCTGCTTTTTCGCTTCCATGCAGATGCTGTACGCATCGCCAAATTCCGTATATATAGAACGGCTGATGGATTCAATAATAGAATGGATCATCTCATGCACTCCCCCAAAAACTTCCTGATTTTTGATTCAAGCACCCGCGGGGCTGCCTCCTGGATCTCCTGCTCTGATATTGTAAGCATAAAATGTCCCTGAACCCACCCCCGGTGATCCGCTGTCCTGTGCCCGTATTCCACATAGGAGGCATATTCAACCGGATTGACGATCTCAATTACAAGAATATTCCCATAATGGTTGATCTTCAGGCTGTCAGCATAACCCTTTGCGCCGCTGGTTTTCCTCCCTTCCGCTCCTGAACCGGGCTGCCGGGAAGTCCAGCCCCGTCTTAACGTGCCGCCTTTCTTCCCTGAACCTTTGGGATATTCTCCCACAGGCGTTCTCTTTATGACTTTTGCAAGCAGACGGGCGGCAAGTTCCCTGGCGCATTCCTCCACAAATGCCTGCGTTTCCCCGGTCTTTATCTGGTTCAGCCGCGCCTGGAGCTTTTTCAAATCAGAAGCACGGAAGGTTCCCATCTTCCCCATCAGGCCCACCCTTCAAACAGCTTAAGGATGATTTCCTGGTGCGTGGGGTATACGGCGGGCTTCCCGCTTGCGGTATATTCCCCCGTCACCCCGTTTTGGGTAACGACAATCTTTGAACCGCTGTTTACCCTTATTTCCGGAGACAGGAATAGTTTAATGCCCTGTGAAACGGCCGTCGCCGTCTCTGTCTGGATGGCGGCATCCAGCTTTTCAAAGGACAGCCTGCACGGCCGGGCTTCATGCACAACGACCTCCGCTTCATGTGACAGCTTCGTCTGTTCATCCTTTACCGTGCGGTACTCGATAACGGAGCATATGCCCTCATATGTGGCTTCCTGCGCCCGCCTCGCGGCCTTTCTGGCCGCCTCCAGTGATTTTACCATCGGATCCTCCTGTAACAGGAAAATTCATCCCGTCCGTGCGTCAGAAGATAATTCAGGAAGCGATCCAGCCTCTGTTCCGGCGTCAGGCTTGCTTCCCCGGTTGCAAATACCGTGTTGGTATCGCCTTCCAATATCTGTTTTACCACAAAATCCAGATCAAGCCCTTTAATATCATCCGGTGAAAATGTTTTCTTTGCCGATAAAAATTCACCGGCTGCCATGTCAATGGCGACCGTCTCCAGCCCTTCCGGGATGGAAGAGACATTGCAGTCATTTTTTATTGTATTCTCAACCTTCTGTATGGAAAAGGCCAACGCGGCCTCATCCCCATCCTTCAGAGCGTAGCCAAATGACATAAGGCGTTTTTTTACCTGTTCCAGCATAGCGCCTCCCCTCTTACCCGCGGGAAATAATACGGGCGATCGGGATCGCCTTGTGGCTGATCGTCTTGCTGTCCCCATTGCTCACCAGCGCCCAATTCTCACCCTTTTTCAATTCCTCGTCCGTGGGGCTGTTGGTTTTCTGTGACGCTTTCAGGTAAGAAATACCCGCCACGCTTACAGCGTTGCGCTTCCTGGAAATAAGGGTATCTTCCCCGCCCTTTGTCTTTGCGTCACGCACCATTTCATAAGGGACCTTCGCTCCAACAGGTTCAAAGCCGATAGCGCCTTCGCCCAAAATATAAGTGGTGTACTTTGTATAGGAATCCTGCGCCTGAACCCCTTCCGAAGCCGTAACTGCGGGAACTACTTCAACGGGCATAGAATCATCAACGATCACCAGCCGTCCGTTCCACGTCCCCAATCCAAGGTCACGTTCGATCCCTTCCGCATCCGTATATTTCAGGTATGCCAGAAGTTTCAGGTTTTCAAGGTTCGTGGCAACGGTGGAATGGCAAATTACAAGGCTGAACTTCTGCTTGTTGTCGCCGCAGGCCTTCTGGATGGCCACGTTCAGGGACGTTGCGCCGACGCGCTGATCTTCTTTCGTCGCACCGTCAGAAATGTCATGTGTGTGCTTATCCACAAATTCGGCGTTCGCCGTCTTGATCGCTCCCTTCCCGGTTGCAGCCATGCCGAAGATACCTTCAAGGATCGCCAGCAAGGTACCCTGATCCACTTCATTCCAGTAACGGTTAATCTGGTTCCTGACATTTGCCATGAAGTCAACGCCCCCGGTTACGTCATAGGAGAAATCCGCTTCCGTCCAGCCCTTCATGCGCCCATAGACGAAAACACCCTGTTCAAAGGTGTCAGTCCCTTCAGCGGTCAGGTTTGTTTCCCCGTCATAGTTCAGCGCGTCGCCGCCGATCAGACCAAAGAACGGAAGGACGGCGTAAACCGTCCCTGTCTGCGAATTGGTAATAAATGCATCCCGCAGCCGCTGGTCTGAAACAATCGCCCTGGATTCCCGCAGCTTGTTCAGCTTCACATTGGGGATAGCGGACATATACTTCCCGAATGCCCTTTCGTTAAAGCTCTTTGCATCAAATTTAGCCATTTTTCATTATCCTTTCTGAAATGTGCTCATTCCGCGTCCGGGTTGTTCTCGATATAGGCGGCCAGCTCCTCATAGCTCATTTTTGACATATCCACCTTTGTCCCCGGCTTTTTGTCCCCGGATGCCCCCGGCTGGAATCCGCGGAAATGGTTCTTCTGCTTATCAGCAAACAGATAGGGATCCGATTTCTGGACAGCCGCAAGCTGTTCATCCCATCCGCCCAGCTTCCCGTCTTCCCCCAGCTTCACCTTTGAGACATCAAGCAGGGCTTTCACTGCTTTGCCATTTTTGGCCCCTGCAGCCGTCAGAGCCGCATCGATGGCGTTGTCAAGCTTAAGCTGCGCCAGCTCCGCCTTGTGGGCCTTCTCCTGTTCTGTGTTCTGCTGCTTCATGGTTTCGATCTGCTTTTTCAGTTCTTCATTGTCTCCCGCCGACGCTTTCAGGGTTTCAAGCTGCCTGTTGCGGTCAGAAACAGACGTTTTCAGCGTCTTGTTTTCCTCCACAACTTCATCGTGCTTTGACTTTTCCACATAGCCCTTCAATTCCTCCTGAGAGGCTTTCTCCGCTTTGGCTGCCAGTTCTTCACTGATGCCAAGCGCGATAAATTCCGCTTTCTTCATTTCTTTTTCCATCCTTTCACTGAACATAGGCTCGTGCCCTGGGCTGCAGTTAATTCATAATCACGGAAACAATGCCGTCGATGTTATATAGCCCAATCCATTCTTTGTCTTTTATAACAATAAAACATTTTCCGTCGTACTTGTAATCCGTAAATTCTCCGCTCTTCCAGATGCACGTATCACCGTTTTTTAAAGTAATCTTTATCATTACAATCCCTCTTTTCTTCCTTATCAGCACGAAAAAAGCACTCCTGAATCATTTCAAAAGTGCTTATTTTCTATGATATTCATTCTGTTTTTTGTCGCTCTGTTGCATAAGTTGTCAGTGATCCACAGTAGGCGCAGTAAATATCATCATCCGCATAAATGCGCCTGGCGCACAATGTTGTTTTGTTTTCAGAACAGCGGTTTGGTGACTTTTCCAGTTCAAAACCACATTTAGTACAGTAGTTTTCCAGTTCTGTATACTCTCTTCTGCATTTCGGACATATCTTTTTCACATTCTTCTTCCTCCTAATACTGAATGATTATCCCGTCTTCGTCCGGCTCCGGATGCAGTTTAGCATAGTAATCTTCAAATTCTTTTTTCGCCCATTCAGGGGCATCATCTCTAAGATGACGTTTGCCGTCTTCTCCAAAATAGCTGTCTTCATAGTAATCATATCCCTCTTCTTCAAATTTTGGCATCTCTAATTCCCCTAAAAATACCGGTTTATCCACACTATTTCACCCCTTTCAGCAAAGCATCCAGTTTTTTACCAAAGATCTTTGCAAACTCCCGCGGACCCGTCCCACCGAAATATTCTGCGAATGCCTCTGCAAAAAGTTCCGACTCAGAGGTTGCTCCATAGGTAGAAACATAGTCACCCATTTTAGCATAAGTATCCCATTTATAATTTGGTTCGGCTTTTTTAAAGTCGCCAATACACTCCTGAATAAATTTATGCTGCCAGTCCGGATTGCCTGTTATCCACCGCATGGAGTTTGAGATGTGATGCCCAAACTCGTGAATAAACGTCTTATGTAATGTTGCGTTTGCAGGATATCTCTTCGATGCGATGCATCTTTCGACATATTTCTGAAAAGCTTCCGTATCCGAATGATAAAGGCCATTCAAAGCAAGGACCTCAACATCAGGCGTATTCACATAATGTCTGTAATACCCAACTGTATTTTTCATCACAGACGGGGCTTTATTCGCAATCACCGGGATCTTGCAGGGATTTTTCCCCATAAATCCTTCATACTGCCGGCTGAACGAATCGAGCCACCCAACACAGTCCGAGAGAAGCCCTTCGTCCATTGGGTATTTTTTCGAGTCGTGAAACTGTATCCCATACGCGGATCGGAGCCGGTCAGAGGCTTCCTTTTTCGTATATGCATGCGTATAATTTATGCCGGGCCAGTTACCTGAATCAATTGTATCACTGTACGCAGCTCCCTGCAACTTTTTATAGTTCCTTGCGCCGTTATGCGCCGCGTCAAAGCCGGATTTATCTGCGCCGTCCACAAAGACTTTTTTCCACTCCTGATATTTCATATCAGCAGGGATATAGTAGGTTTTTCCCGTTTTCCCATCTCTTGCGGCGCGCTCCCCGGGCTGGCCATTGTCATCGTCAAAATACGGAACCGTTGTACTTCTGCACCACACATGAAATGGCGGGGCTGTCACTCCCGGCTCGAAATCTTCCATGGGGAAAATCTGGCCGTCAAGGCTGCGGCATATGTCGGATGTATGGGAGTCGAGCGTTGCCACGATCTCATACTTCCCTACATTCAGGGAGGTAAAACAGTCCTTTTGCGCCGCGCTGCTGAAATAAGCCTCTTCGGTCATGACCAGACGCCCTGCATTGTACTTTGAAGCATTCATCTTTTTTGCGATGGCGTCAATCGCTTTGCGGGGGTTCTCCCCCAGCATGACGTTTTGTGTCAGCTCTTTATGCACCTCTGAAATTAGTTTTTGCTTATTATTCCAGATGCGTTCAGAAAAATTCTTTCCATCCGCCGCCCATGGTTTGCTGATGATTTTTTCAATATGCGCCTGGTCAATCCCCGCTATGTCCCAGCCGATCCCAAACCCGTTTTGCAGCTCATATGCGCTGTGGTAATAGCCGGCTGAGTAAATGTCTCTCATGGCCCTGTCTATGCTGTCAAGCTGATTGCCGAACATCATCTCCAGGCTGTGCTGTGTTTCAATTTTCAGGGCCTCCAGGCGGGATATATGAAATTTTGCAGAGGCATTTTCCAGCTCCTTCATCCAGCCGCCTGTCAGGGCATTTTCTTTCCCGTATCTGATATAATCCCTGACATCCCACTTAAATTCTTTTAGCTCAGATCCGGAAAGCATCTTCCGGGCTTCTGCCATCGACACGCCGTTATTGGCTGCGAGGCGCTGATACCATGCGCTGATTTTTCCCTCAATCTCTTTCTGCGCCTGTTTATACTGCCTTTCGATCTCAGGACAGACAGCGGCCGCTTTCCGGTTCTGGGCCGCTTCTAGCTGAATAAAGCGCTGCCTCCAGTATTCCCTGTTATTCACTTACCGCACCGCCTTCCGCCGGCGGCTCTCTCCCCGTCTTTCCTTTCCGTTCCTGCCGCCACGGGTCATACTGCCCCTGCTCCAGTTCCCCCTGCTCCTTCTCCCGCTGTTTTTCCAGGCGTTCCATTTCCTCTCCCGGGTCGTCAATCCATGGATGCTGCCCTATGATGGTTTCATCTGACAGGATCCCCACAGACTTCTGACAATTTTCAATCGCTTCCGATTCATTGATTAGAATATCGCGGTTGAAAATGATCTGGACTTCCTCACCCTCAAAATCCCCCTGTCCCGTATTGAAAAGGTGGACGTTGATAAACCAGAGCAGCTCCTCAAAGGCTGCCTGGAGCTCTGTCTCCATTTCGTTTGCATCCAAATCAATATCGGAATACATGGACTGAATATTCATCTGATTCGGGTTGCCGGAAAGCCGGTCATCCTTTGCGTCATACCCCATGGCATTTTCTATCAGGGCTTTCTTGAATATCTCCAGGATTACCTTATAATTTTCCGCATTGACCGTGATTTCAAGCGTTTCAACGCCTCCCTTTGTCTCCCCGTCATAACGGACCTTGACTGCCCCATACGTTGCAAGGTTGCGCCTGAATTCCCCCAGATTCGTCCCGTCATAATTTTTGAGGATCAGGATCGTGTTCCTGGAATCCTCCTGCATACGGTTTTCAAAGTCTGACAGCATGATATTGATACCGTCCTGAAGGGTTTTCACCCTCTTAATCAGGGGGATTTCACCTTCATTGTATTTCAGGGGGATCAGCGGTATCTTCTCCCAGTTCAGCCCTGTAACCGCGCCTTCCCGGTCTGTAACCGTGACATAGGGTAAATCCGGCGTCTCCGCGTCCGTGCTTATATCCGGGACCAGAACCCCGCCGTCCAGTACAAACCTGTGGATCCCCTGCAAATCGTATACCTCTACCTTTTCCACGATGACCGGGACCGTCCCTTCATACCCCTCCGCCAGGTACAGCCGGACTGCGAAATCAAGCAGCGTATGTTCGCTGTCCTTCCAGAACGGGAGCACCTCATACCCCGGAAAGAGCCGGAAAGCCAGCTCTCCTGTATCTGTGTAGTACGGGTACAGCCAGGCGATTCCGCCGTTTAAAGCGGCTTTTCCACCGTTTTTTAAAACTTTCATGAAACGCCTGCTGAATATCTGTTTTAAAAGTTCGACGTACTGCGTGTTCTTCCCCTCTACGACAAAGGGCTGCCCCAGCAGGTAGTTTGCTTTCTGGTTTACCATCTTCGCATACTGGTTATCCGTCAGGCGGTTGTTCGGCAGGTTATCCACTGCCACCAGCTCTCCTCCTTCACCGATTACCATCCGTCTGCGGGACAGAATATCATGTTCGTTGCCATAATACAGATGGCCTTTTATCTGCAGGATCCTCTCCGGGCTGCTCTTCCACCTGGCGATCTCCTTTTCCAGGAATTCTTTATCGCTCATCCGCGTGCCGGCCTCCTGCCGGATCAGCCTGCTTACCTTAGCGGTGAAAAAATCAGCAAAATTAAGCACTCCGCTCCACCTCCTTCCTTTTTCCCTATATGACAACAGCCCGGGGCAAAACCGCTCCGGGGCTGTCTGTCAGAAGGAACTTTATTCAAAGCTGAACGCCGCGCTGCCGCTGAAATCCTCCATGGCATAGCGCATGGCGTCCATCAGATGGTTAAAGTCATCAATCGGCTTATTTAGCCGTTTTCCGGTCTTTGTGTCCGTGTCCCACGTATAATTGCTTATCTCCGTAATGAAATTGACGCACCGGGGATGGACAATGATATGAAAGTCCTGCAGGAAATCAATGCCGCTGTTTACGCTGTCCTTTCCCTTCCTGGCCTGCTGGATATGGCAAAGGCCCAGGTCATACAGGCGGTCAATGCTTTTCGGCTCTGCTGCTTCGGCCCGGATGCGCTCTTTCCTGTAGCCCATCGCTGTGACTTCGGCCGCAATCCGTTCGTTACTCATGCCATGCTTATACATTTCATCAAACACCCATATGGTTTTTGATGAAATGTCCACCAGGCCGCAAAAAAGAGCGGACGGGTCATTGGTATACCCAAAGTCCAGGCCGAACGCAGATTTCACACCCGCCAGCCTGCGGACTTCATCGATGTCAAAGGCTTTTTCTTCCCAGTTTTCAAAAATCAGCCCGTCCACGATGCCCCAGTCGCCCAGCCCCGCAACACGGTAACGCCGCGGGTTGTTCAGCCGCATGGTTTCAAATACCCTGCGATCCGCTTCATCCAGCCATTCGTTACAGAGATAGTTTGTAGTCATGGCGAGGGTTTCATCATCCGGATCGTCGAAGAACCGCTTTTTAATCCAGTGATGCTCGTTCCAGGGGTTGAATGTCAGGGTAATCTGTTTGAACAGCCCCGTTTCCGGCGGTATCGCCCCGCGGATGGATTCATCCAGCATGTTGAAATCATTCTCATTCCCGATTTCATATGCTTCCTCAATCCACATCCAGCACAGGTAACCGTGTTCAACCGTGATTGACGTCACCTTGAGCGGATCATCCAGGCCGCGGAAATAGATTTTCTGCCCTGTGGGCTTATAGGTCATTTCCAGCGGGCTTTCTTTTATCTCCCAGTGATCCTGAACACCCATCCGGTTGATAGCCCACTTTAATTCAGTAAAGCAGCTATCTTTCAGTGTACGGAACACCTTCCTGACCACAAGCAGGTTCGCATCCGGGTATTTCATCAGGTTCACGATATACCACAGGGCGGTTGTCTTTGATTTTTTACTCGCGCGGCTGCCCTTGCAAGCCCTATACCGGCCTTTCCACCTCCAGAACGTGCCATAGCCCTTCCCGACGCACTCAGGGAGGGAAATCCTGCGCCTGCCGGAAGAGGCGCGGGCATACTGGTCAGGCATGTAGAGACGCTTCTGGTAATCAAAAACGTACTGGCTGCTAATCCTCAAGGGCATCCTCTCCGGAAATGACAACCGGAATGTTCACACTGACATCCAGCCTGTCATCCCACATGCCTAAATGTTTCCCCAAAAGCTCCAGGGCTTTCAGCTTCGGCGAAATCTTCACTTCCCGCTCTATGCTGGAGCCGTTTTCACTATCGGAGCTCTTATATTTCACAGATTCAATACAGGCGAGATCCTCTTCCGAAGCGTCCGCCCTGATCTCCCCATGGCTGTTTACCACATCCGTCATTTTCACAAAAGCCAGCTTTGCCAGCTCCTGCACCACCCGATCCTGATTGACGCCGGTACGCTTTGACCGCTCTGCCATCTTCCGGCTGATCTCGTTTTGGATACTAAGTTTCGCTAAGAGCTGGGAGCCCTGTTCATTGGCCGTTTTAACCGAATACCCCGCCCTGATGGCCGCCTGTGTTGCGTTCAGGTCAATCAGGTATTCATCGACAAAACGCCGCTGTTTTTCATTCAACTTTGCCATCCGGCAACACCTTCCCTTCTGTAAAATAAATATCGGCCGCGGGCGTAAGAAAAGAGGCGGACCGGGCCGCCTCTGAAGTTTTGACTGTATATGGTTTTGTTGAGTACATAAGGCCGCCTGGATGTAATACCGGGCGGCTTTATGTGCCTGAGGAGGAATTTATGAAAGCCGGCTGATACCCGCCTTTAGTGATTCCAGTCTAAAGCATAGCATACTTTAAGCGAACATTTTGAACATTTTTAAATTTTTTCCAAAAATCGGTTGCTCCGCATCCGGCAACTGTCCTCTGTAAACGGGACTTTCTTTTTGGGGAACATGCTGTTCATCCGGCGGGCTACCTGCAGCCATGTAAAGCCGTCGATATAATACAGACGGAACATAATCCGCAATTCCGGCTTTGGGATACTCTGTATATATTCCTCTGCCTGACAGGCCAGCTCCAAAAGCTCCGCCTCCTTTTTCTCCAGAAGCTGCCGGTAGCGTTCCCGGATCTGCAGTTTCCGGGCATACATCGGCTGCGGGATGCCTGTAATCCGGATAGGGCCGATCGTGCCGTCCTTCCTGGTCCCCTTCACCGTATCTGACACAACCGGGGGATTCTCCAAAAATTTGTCCAGTTTCTTTATCCGGGCTCTTATGTCTTTAATCTCTTCCTTCATCTCGCAATAATGAACCAGTATCGCTTTATCCACCGGGCCCTTCCTCCTTACTTTATGTATCTGCTGTTTCCGTGTTGCCTGTGGTACAGGGCAATCTGCACATAAGTCACAGAATGCCCGCAGTCCAATGTCACCAGATGCTTATATTTTCCTGTCACCCGGCTCTTACGTATAACTGGGCGGACATCCTCCCGCGTGCCGCTTCTTCTCCGGACATCCCTCACCGGGAAGACGTCCCCGATCCGGACGTCCCTCCGGTAATGCGCCACTTCCTCCTGCGTAACCGCGCCATTTGCGACCGCACGGAGGTACTTTATCTTTTCCAGGCTTATTTCCATCACTTCCTTTTTCTGTCAGAAATCCGTAAGACATTTCATAAATCGTTTATCTCCCGGACAATCTTTTATCACATTTCTCCTGTATAGTAATCTTCAACAGGGGCAATCCTTTTACATAAACTTTTTCAGACCTATGCCGGCCGGGAGAAAACCTGGCCGGCGCCTCCTTTATTACACCTCTTACTTTCATCCAATGCCGCCGGATTTTACGATTTCAATGGCATCATCCAGCAATACAAGCGGATCAACTTCTCCCTGCTCATGCATCGAATTTACTTCCAATTGCTCCATAACCCTATCCACATTATAGGCGGAAGGCTGTCTGTCAAAATCCTCAAGCGTTACAATTGCCCCAAGATTATTTTTTCTTGAGCCTTCTACATCTAATCCGAGGTATTCAATAAACGCGTCGGCATCAATCAATCTCATTCTCCCTTACCTCTTTCCACCTCTCCGCAAACTGTTTCTCTCCCGTCTGCCAGTGTAGCTTCACCTTCTTTCTGTGTAAGGAAAATTATCACCCTTATCAAACGGAAGTTTCATCCAAATTAACATCAATAACGCAAACAAGACAAAGATATATTGATACATTTCAACTTCTCCGTCTATCAAAACAGATATGCCGCACAAAACCCACGGCAGACAATTCAAATGCTGCCAGAATATGTGTTTTATTTTCTTTCTCATTCAATCACCGCCCCTCTCATATTCTTCCAACTCCTGTATATACTGCAGTTTTTTTTATTAACAGTCCAGCTTATCCAAATATGCAAAAATGCAATTGCCGCATCCGACCTCACAAAATCCAACATATTCTTTTTGCTTTGATTGCCTCAAGTATGCAGTTTGGCTAATACTCATGCGATACTATTTCAAATTTCTTTGGCATATCCCATCCAGGCCCCCCCTTACGCTCCCTGTCCTGCCTTCTTCTCTGCCCCACCAGCGCTCAGAAAAACCCTGTCCTCCGGGAAGATGTACACATCAACGCCGCTCTCCTCCATACTCTCGTCACACATCTCCTGAAGCTGTCCGGCGAAGTCATTTTCCAAACCCGAATATTCGGGGCATACAATCACATACCCGTTACATGCGGCCATGAATAAAAAACCGCTGTAATCCTCATCATCACCGATGCAATAAACCGTATTCCCCGGTTTCACATTGTCAAATTTACCCATCTTTTCTCTCCCTTCCTACGCCGCCCCGCATCCCGTCAAAAATAGCGGTAAGAAGCTCTCTTCAGCTTCTGCTCCGGTTCCTGTTTTTGATTCCCGCATGTATATTTAAGCTCTATGGCTTTTATGCCGCCCCCATCGTCTGTATGGACCTTCATTTCCGCCAGATCCATTTTATCCAGCGCCTCCTTCAGAGGCAGGTTATATAATTCATTTAGTTTCATCCTCTCCTCCTCAGAGCCCCAGGCTCATCTGCTGATCCGTCTGCTCAAAATTCATCCACAGCATTTCCACCCTCTCTGCATTGCCCTGCGTCCTCGCCGCCGTCTGTACTTTCCGCCACCCGCCCAGGTACTCCCTGTACAGTCCACAGTCATAGCCTGACAGCATTACCTTCGCCCGGCTGCGGCACAGCTCCTCCAGCAGTTCCCTGTGCTCCTCATCCGTCATCTCATACCGGTATTGCTTCCGGCTGCGGGTAGAGAGTACATAGGGCGGATCGGCGTATATCAGCACATTTTCGTGGTTAAATGCTTTTATCAGCTCCAGCGCCGGCCGGTTTTCGATCTGCACCTGCTTAAGGCGGCCGGCTATCTCCCCGAGTGATTCCGGGAGACGGTTCCAGTACCGGACTGCGTATCCCGCTTCCCGGCCGTGGACGTCCTTTTTCCACCCGCAGTCTTCGTTCAGCCGGAACCCGTGGCTCTGCATGGACCGGACTGCAAAATACCCGGCGCGCTCAACCGCATCCCGCGGCGGCCGCTTAAAACTCTCCTCATACGCCTCCCGGGCATAGGGTGTATACCGCAGCCAGTCCACGAGCTTTTTTCGGCTTTCCTCATCCCGGATCACCCGGAAGAAATTCACCACATCCCCGTCCAGGTCATTCACGGTTTCAATGGGCGCCGCGGGCTTTGCAAACAACACCGCCCCGCCGCCGAAATACGGCTCCAGGTAGCTGTGATGCGCCGGCATCCGGGACACGATCCAGGAGGCAAGCCGTTTTTTCCCTCCCGGGTATTGCAGCAATGTCTTCATTCCTCCCCGGCCTCCTCCCCGCCAAGCTGCCCGATGGCCCATTCAAGCGCCTCTGTATCCCGCGCCCAGATCTCCTCCCCATACGCCGCCATGTGACGGCATTCAGCGAGAAGGTTCTTAAGCTGGGCAAGATACCTCGTTTCTGTCCCCGTCATCCGTCTCCGGCCTCCTCCCTGCCCATCATGTCCCAGACCATCGCGTCATAGTCGTAGCCGTGTGGTTCCAGGTTATGGAACCGGTTTGGGGGCGGGGCTTTCCCCTGCCGCCCCTTCCTCC